TCCGATCTCGTAATAGCAAAATGCACAAAATTTTCTTCCCCAACGGCTAAATCTTTGTGCAAAATGTCAATAGACACAAAATATAGTGCCCACGCCCCTTAGGGTAGGGGAGTGGGCACAGAATGCAGAGTATTTAGTTAGTGCTTGCCGGGTGCACGTTGGTGGCCTGATTGTTGCTGCCCGTGTTGACCAGCAGATTGTTCTTACCTACGGTAGACACATTGCACCATTGGCAATAGGACGCATCCCCTGCGACGTTGATGCTACCCGTTTGCGTGTTGCGTGTATTGCAAACAGCAATTCGTGCACCACCTGTTACAGAGATGAAATACGTAGAAGGGCCGTCGAGTATCGCATTTGTCAACACCACGTCGGTTGCGTTGTTGAGCGAGATGAAGTCATACGTACTCGTGGCAGACGAACCGGCCACACCCGTGATCGTCAAACGGCAATAGCCTGTTACGAGAATACACCTATATGTGGCCCCTGCTCCTACGCAACCAATATCGGTAATCTGTGCGTCCTCATTAGCACCGGACCCCACCAGATACACGAGGTTGTCAATCAGGTGATCGGCAAAAATACGGTTGATGTAAACGTGTCGACTGAAACCTGTTCCGTGCGTGTAGTAGATAACGTTATTCCACGGCCCGACGCAGAGCCAATCTTCAAACCATCTGTCGCCGGACTGGCCGTTTCCGGTGGTGTCGGACAGGACAACCGCTTTAGAGATGCCTTCCGAGAAATTGTTTACAACGATATGCTGTAATTTTAGGCCCGTGTTTCCCTCGTTGTTAAACTTGTTGAATACGGTTACATCTACAGAGCCGTTTGTACTGTACTCAAAATTCTTGATAAGCATACCATTGTTGTTAGCGAAATCCACTGCCGTTGTGAACCCGTGTACGCTGCAATCTTCCAGAGTGAAGAATCGCGCCCACTGCACTTTAAATGCCACGCTGGCGGCAGTAGCGGGATTTTTAAGGCCCACCGTTACGCCCTTGAAAGTCACATTTTCAAGGGTTCCGCCATAGTCCACGTTGCTGTCTTGCGCTCCCACGATAGAAAACGCAGGGTTGACGGCATTGCTGAAAATGAAATAAGGAATCAGCACAGCACGGGGTCGGGATGCGGCACCGATAACGGTTGTATCCCTCTTAACGGTGATTGTATCAGTGCAATAATACTGGCCAGTCAAGATAACGGGTTTGTTGGCGGTTGCCGCATTAAAAGCGGCCTGTACTGCTGCGGTGTCATCCGTAGAGCCGTCACCCTTTGCGCCGTACATTTCGGGGGTAGTGAACACCTCCAACCCGACGGTAGATTTTTTCAGATCGTCGATGGCCTCTTTCCGAGCCGTTGTTTCCGCGTCAATAGCCGTCTGTAGCTGGTTGTCGGCGTTCTCTCTGGCCGTTTGTTCCGCGTCAATAGCCGTCTGTAGCTGGGTGTCGGCGTTCTCTCTGGCCGTTTGTTCCGCGTCAATAGCTGTCTGAAGCTGGTTGTCGGCGTTCTCCCGGGCCGTTTGTTCCGCGTCAATAGCCTTCTGAAGCTTCGTGTCGGCATTCTCCCGAGCCGTTTTCTCTGCGCTCAAGCCCTCATTAAACGCGGTAATAAGGTAATGCAAAACTTCATTTGTGGAGCTGCTCACGCAGTTAGAGCCAGGTCTATAGGCATCACCGGCCCCCATTGCTTTTGTGACACGCACCAACGCCCCATTGACCCAAACAAGATCGTTGACAGCTCTTGCAGCTGTCGCGGTGGGGCTGTGGCCCTCATCGATGGGAGTAATGGCCTTTTTGACATCGGCCCAAAGCTCATCGAAATTGCCAATTTTGGTCCAGAACTCGGTACGGTCCAGAGAAACACCGGACGGCACCGGCTGCACGGAAAGATAGGCGTTGCCGTTGCTGTCCACAACAACGGTGTTGGCCTCGTACTGGCTGGTAATGTCCCATTGGATCGGGTCCGCGTACTTGATCGTGGCCAAGCTGACAAAATTTGTCAGCTTGGTATTAAACTCGTTTAGTACCTCAATAATCCAATCCAGATTGAGATCATGGAAATTGGTGTAGGGTGCTTTGTGAATAGGATTTATGATACCCATTTTATTGCATCTCCTTAATATACCAGCAAACAGAAGTTTGCCCGGATGTCCGTAACGATTTTATGAACGGCGTTCTCCATTGCAAGGGTCAACTCTTTGGCAATAAGGTCTTGCGGGTCTCGCCCTGCCCGGCCCTTATCGGTCACGGTGTCTTTGTAGCCGTTGTGCAATTCGGAGGTGTTGTTATCGGTGGTGGTCTGATCGGTGGTGGTCGTGTCCGTGCCGCTGCTGGTAATGGTATTTCCAGTTCCAAGGGCTGTTGTACTCTTTTCAGCGGTTTGCAATGTCCCGCTGTCAAAACCCGTGACGTCCCGAGTAGTGCTGTCGCTGCCGGTATTCTGACCGGTGGTGGTCAGGTTAGGCGCTCGGGTAGTTGTTCCCTTCACGCCGTTTGTGCGGTTGATCGTGCCGCCGCTAGTTCCTGCATGGTCGGTGGTTCTGGTTCGGTCATCGGAAGCCAAAGCATCGTATTTAAGGCCCAGCGCCTCGGCGTACCGGGTCCAGCTAGGAAGCATGGTTTCAGAATAGACGCCCAGCGCCCTGCGCATAGTGGGGCCATCCGCGTATAATACCTCTAATTCCAGCGTATCAAACAGTAATTGATTGCAGACAGTTTCTTTAGAGACATTGTCAGGGACTTTCAAGTCGTCGAACAGTTCCGGGTACCCTGCCAACAGGCCGTTAAAGCTCAATGTTGCGTGCATTGTTGTTCACCTCCTGCGCCCCAGTGTCGGGCGGAAAACGCCAATCGACCCATAAAGTAGATTTGTCAATTCCAAAGAGCTTGTGGACCCGCTCGCACCCATGCTGCAAGCTATCCAACCATAGCGACGCTTTGGCGGCCGTCTCTACGTTGTTAGAATTGATTTCGTCGGTCAGCATCCGCTCTTTTTTGCTGGTGTTAGTGTTGGGGATGCCAACTTCAGTATCGAACAGGGCTTTAATGGTTTTAAGGGCTGTTAACAGTTCGTTGGTGATGAAGTTCCCTTTGAGGTCAGTTGCAAAATACATCCATGGCGCTTGACCAGCTGCCCCATTTTTAGGCGCTTTAAGCAACGCGGAATCAACGAACACGGCGGGGTCACCCTGCATAATGGCGTCGAACATTTTTTTAAAAGATTCCGCACCGGCTTTGTTTCCAGCTGCAAACACATAGGCAAGGCGGCTGTTAATTAAATTGCTCTGAATGGTCTGGGCAGCCAGGGCCATCAGGTCACCATAATATGCCACAATATCAACCATACCCCGGTAATCGGGCTGAAGGTTGATAATTTCGCATTGTTTGCCAATCTGAAGATATGGAGACCCTTTGATAAAAGGGTTCGCAATGATGGAGTGTGTGGGATTGTAGAAAATGTTGATGCCGGTAAGTCCCATTCGGTCATATACGAGGCCGTATCGGTCAGTGTTGAACACCGTTACACCGCCGGAACCGAAGACAAGATACTGTAGGCGGTTACTGGGCCAGGTGTCGGGGAGCGTCCACCTGACCATAGACACCGCTTCTAGGAACAGATACTTACGGAAATAGTAGGACAAGCTGTTTCCTTTGGTGTGCATTACGGAGGGAGTAACCGGGGACACATGGGCGTTAATTTGCTCGTAACTATATGGAGCGCTCATAACAGACGGCCTCCTTTCGCCATTTTAAACAGTAACCACACCGGCAATTTACCAGCGGGCCACGGACCCGGCCCGGGACCTGGGCCAGGTCCTCCGCCGGAATCCCATTCGACGTCCCATGTGCCGACCTGATTTGGGATTCTGATAATGGTGGACGGGTCCCTCAGGTTTCCGGCGGCATCGGCGTACTCCCAATGCGTGTGAATGCCCGTTGCGTTGCCGGTTTTGCCCTGCGTGCCGATAAACTGACCCTTGGAAATAGTGTCGCCCACGTTCCAAATTTGTGAGGCAAAGTGCGCGGCTCGCCATGTGGTGCCGTCGGCCATTCTGACTTTGATCATGTTTCCCCACGACTGATCGCCCGAGGTGCTGCCATTCCAGTGCTGGGCCACAACAACAACGCCTGACTCGGGCGCGTAGGCTTTATGATCACCGTGCACCGTGTCAATGCCCCGGTGGGGACTTCCATCCGAGTACGCAGGATAACCGGCGGTGACTCTTATTGGCGACACGTCAGTAATACACTGTTTATATACGGCCATTATTCACGCCTCCTACTCTAAAAAGAATCCATTTTTCATATAGCTTTTGACGCTGTCGATCTCAGCGGCTGTAGCGGGTAACGCAATATCGGGGTCATCTACCATCATGAAACCCGGGATACTGAACAGCTGCACTTTCTGACACAGGGGCCGTCCGTGGTCCTCGTTGTTGTCGTCGACAAGATCATAAAACGCGCCTGTCAAATATGGTGTAATGCCATATTTTGCAACGCTGGCCACACCACCTTTTGATTGACTCGAAACGGTCATTTGCTGGGCACCGGAGGCAATACCGTTTATAACATCGCCCCCGCCGAAAAAGGACTGGATACCTCCTGCAATAGCACCCACCGCGGTTTGGATCAGCCCGCCCAAACTTGCTAATTCATTTACATTGGTTGTGATCTGAGCCAGCTGCACAGGTACCGAGACGTTACCGGACGTGGAAAAGAAAATTGTATTGAAATCTTTATTAAATGACAAGTCCAGTATTGCATCACCGGTACGGTAATCAACAGTTAATCTACAATACAACGTGCTTTGCAACACAAACAGGTTAGCATTTAATTTGATTTCCCCAAAAGGCGGACAATACAGCGTATACTCGGAATAGGGTGCCCCGTCTGTATAAACGCCCCTTGTAATGTGCTGCGGATGATGGGGTGTCGAGATGCTGAACGTAAAAACGTTTTTGTCATTGGTATTCTGAATGACATAAGCGTTCCCCACGTTTTGCATTTTCCACCAACCGACGGGGATCTCTGTTATGGGGGTGCCAATGGCGGCGTTGCCACACGGTATCCAAAACGCTTTTGAAATGTACTGAATAGGATTGAACAACGCTTTAGTTAAGTTGCTGCTGATCTCTTCGGCGCTAATATCCAGATAATCAGTATTTTGCAAAAGTGCCGCCATAAGCTTTTGAAATGTTGTGCTGCTCATTGCAAAATAAATTGAACCACCAAAAGACACATATCCGGGGGCGTTGACTGCCACAACAAAAAATCCTTGACTGCCGCTTTCCGGGTCATCCGTGAACGGCGTTGAATTTGCATAAAGGGTCCTCGTGGTGATCGTTGCTTTGGTGGGGTACAAATTATCTGCAATTTTCGGGTCAAACTTGGCGGACGACCTCACCACGTATTCTGTAGAATAGCCAATCTGTTCGCGATAACTTGCAAGAGTGTCAACAGTCAACGAGGCGACCCAGAGGCCCCCGGAGTATGTCCAGTTCTTCACCCAGTAATACCGGCTGAATGTAGGCAGATAGCAATAGTTATATCCCGTCGGGTCACTCTGTGAGGCAATCTTGATCTCGGGGTCAATGATGTTGCAAGGGGCTTTAAGGTCAATTCCAAACTCCTGCCCACCGCTGGGCCGCTTTGTGCTGTTTGTGCGCTTTGCAAACTGGTAAAAAATAGCTTGCATTTTGCACCTCCTATAAAATAACCGGCGGGCAGAGGCCCGCCGGTGCCGGTCAGGACTTCGAGGGGTCCTCGTCCTTGTAGGTGGTGGTTTTCAGGGTGGAGGCTCTGGCTGCTTTGCCCGTGCTGGGTGCAGTGACGTCTCCGGAGGTCATCAGGAACAGAACGGCGTTTTCGGTGAAGTCGTCATACCACGACCACCCGTAGTGGTACCAGAAATTCGTGTACAGGCCGCGGGCGTTCATGGGGGTAGGGACCACGCGGGACAGCTTCGGAGTGTAGCCGATGGCGTCCCAGTCCAGCAGGCACCCGAATACATTGGAGAGCTGCACTGCTGCATTCTTGGATGCCACACCGGCAGCAGTGGTCACAACAGGTGTCGCGGAAATGGTCTCGCGCTCGTCGATGTTCTGCCAGAACGTGACCTGTTCCGCATCGCGGTATTTCAACATATTGTCATGGAACACCTCGGGAATCACGCGGGCGTCTATCTGGCTCTGCGTACCGCTGTACAGGTAGAGGTGCTGCCGATCGTACGGGGTGTGGCGCATGATGTTGTACGTCGTGCTGCCGATCTTCCAGTTCTGATGCCAGTTGATGGACCGCTCTTTCATCAGGCGGGAAATATCGTTGATACGACCGTAGGCGTACTTTGCGAAACCAGGGAAGTTCGCTTCCTTGTACACGTCCTGCACGGTCAGCTTCGTGCCCTGCTGGGCGTTGTACTCGTCGAGCAGATAAACAACGCTTTTGGGGCTTGTCACCGTCATGCCGGTCAGATGATTCGCCATCAGGTTGTTGGCAAGGTTGCGCCGGTCCGCCTCGATCTGGTTCGACAGATGCAGCACGAACGAGGACCAGAACTGCGCCAGTTCCTCGGGGCCTTTGAAGGCCGTTTCCATCTGGGTATCAGCCTGCGTGTACACGCGGCTGTAATTGGTCTGGCCGTAGTAGTTTGTCTGAATGACTTTAGGCTTATGAACCTCGTACATATCCACGCTCTGGCCGTCCACCAGCGCCCACGCCTTGTCGGTGACGGGGTCGCTGTCGCAGAAATTGATCTTCCGAACGTGGTTCGACCAGTCGTCGCCCGTCACCTGCAAGCGCTTCAGGGGCGCATCGTAGGGGCGCACGGCAAAAATGGTACGTCCCAGCATCTGACTGATCGCTTTGGTGTAATTGTCGGGGCCGGTCAGCAGCGTGGCCTGCGCCACGGATACGAAACTCGACGTATCCACGATGGGCGACGTCGGCTCCTGCCCGGTGGCCAGTTTGTTGATCTCTGTCAGAATTGCGGCAATGTCCGCAAAATCCATACCAAGAGGCATATTACTTCACTTCCTTTCCATAAGTCGGGTCGATGATTCGGGCCGTCACCGTAGCGGCATCTGCCGCCGGCTGCTGCTGGATGCCAAGGCCCAGCGCGTTTGCCTGCAACGTCTGGGTCATAGTCTGCATTGCCTGGGCGTTGGTCTGCTGGCCCTGCAAAATCTGCTGCAACAGAGTTTCGAGGCCATCGTACTGCGGCGCGGGCTGCGGCGTGGGCTGCGGCACGGGCTGCGGCGTGGGCTGCGGCACGGGCTGCGGCACGGGCTGCGGCACGGGCTGCGGCACGGGCTGCTCCATAGCTTCGATCTCTGCTTTGGTGTATCCGGCCATTGCGAGGGCTGCTTTTTCACTGATTTTCAACTTTGGTCGCCTCCATTACAACGTATGTGTCATGTGCCAGGCATTTAATGACCTGATCTTTATCGCCTTTGGAGAGAGGACCCACCGCGCAGCACTGCCGCGTGTGGGCGACGTCTGCCCAGTCGCTATAATAGCCGATTTTCAAACGAGTGCACAGGTCAGCCAGCAGAAACGCGCGTTCGTTTGCGATAGACTGGGCAAAAATGATATAACAACCCATAGTCAGCTCTCCTTCTTGATGTCGTCCAGGGCGAGCCGCATCTCGGTAATAGCCGCAGTGTTCTCCTTGACAACGGTATTACACTGATACCACATCAGCAGAAAAGCGGCGATAGGAAACCCCACGTTAGAAATAGCCTGAATCACAGTATTGGCATCCATTTTGTGCACCTCCCTTACAGATACAAGTAAATCCCAGGTTCACGCGCTGGCTGACGCTCGCCCGCCCCTTCTGGGGGCTGCCTGTGGGCACCTGGGATTATATTTAGTATATATCGACTGTATAAAAAAGTCAAGTACCGCAATACTCGCGAAAGAAAATTTCATCCGAGTACCGCTCAAATTCGAGTTGACGCTGCAAGTACGCGGGCCATATGTACCCATACGCGGCCCTAAAACGTTTCCGCTCATAGTCGCCGGTGCCGTATGTAGGCATCTCACCAGACCTGTGACGACAGACATAGTATAGCGGTTTGCTCTTGTGCTCATAGATGCAGCACCGCCCGATTTGAACAAGTGGGTAGTATTCCCGGAGGGGCCGAGATACAACCAAACTCTTTTCTTCGGCGCTGTACTGGTTTTCAATAGCGGACCTATAAAAGTCCGTTCCTGTCATGGACCTATAGAGGGCCGTATTAGCTTTCTCTCTCGCTATGGGACTATCGACCAAGTCAATAAGTAGAATTCCTTTATCCGCAAGCAGCTTGACACGTTCTTTCTTGCCGATCATCTTTTCGACTGTATCGGTTATCTCCCACTGCATATAGTAGGGGTTAGCCATCCCTACCGCATTTGACATACAGAGAAGCGTCAAAGGCTTCTGGCCCTTAAGTTCGCGGTTACGGTTGACCGTCTCGTAGATATTAGCAAGGCCCACACCCTCGCCCCGCCGGTAATAGTCGGATTCTTCTTTCTGGTATTCGTCCAAGATAATTATATTGGTATGGGGGCTTGAAAAACCACGGGTGCGAGCAAGAGTCCCCACACTACCCACTACGCCCGACATCTTGGCCGGTTTTATGGGCGCCCCTGTATCCGTGTAGGCTCCCGCGTTGCCCACTTCATACAGTCCCGCTATTTTAGGTATTTTAAAAGGGGCATAATGTGTTTGCAGATCATCATTCAGCGGAGACCACGGCCACATACTGGGCGACGCACAAATAAGTTCCGCTTGCTGCGGAGTGCGGCGCAAATACAGAAATTCTTCCTCTGTCTGGTGGACGTGCTTTAGCGCACCATAAGTTTTGCCTGTACCACGTCCGCCCCATATAAAAATAATAGATGCTCTGGTGGACAAAATGCCATCCTTTTCAGAAAAGTTCGGCCAACCTTCATCAGTGTACAGTTTGATCATCAGACAACCTCCATAATCTTGTACCCTAATATCTTTGCGTATTCGTCGGTAATTCCCAATGTGTACGTATTATCACAAATACACAGGTTTCTTGTTATGTGTACCGTATGCCCGTCAACCACAAAATCGGGCACATTGGGCCGGTCATTATAAATAACCTGATTTCCGGCGGCAAGACAAAACGTAAAGCCAGGCTTGAATACCTCAAAACCACCCCACAGGGCCAACTCCAAACCGCCTTTCCGCTTGCTAACTCCTGCTATGGTAGTAGTGATCGGCCCGCCTTTTTTATAGGTAGTAGCGTATTTCTTAGCGCCCCACGTCATAAACTCCGCGTAGCCGCGCTCCTGCTCGTACACGCCCATATAATGAATATTGCCTTTGGGGTCTGTAGCGCAAGCACCGTTGTCTTTTGCAAGCTGTTTCACAGATTTGTTAAACTCCGCTAAATCAATATCGCCCATGTATTTGACGCTGTCAGTGTCACAGTACACACCATTCTTGCCCGCGGCCCATTGCGCTATTTTTAGGCGCTTGCGAGTGTGGGCCGTTGTCCATACGCCCCATTGGTAGGGCAAAAACAAGTGGGGGCGGTGGTCGTTATAACTGCCCTCCGGGTCGTCGGTGCATTCGCTCCAAAGATCGTCGGGGTCGTCCTCGTCAAAAAGTGTGTCCAGCTGCAAGGGGTCTTGTGCGGTCATGCCGTAATAGCTGTTTAAATCGCCCTTCGATTTAACATAATACAAATCTTGACCGGGAACACCTTTAAGGGATGTTTTGCCGGTGTAACTCTCTTTTATGCAATCCGTCAAGGGCTTTGGCAGTTTGCCGTAATCGGACGTGTACAAGTCCATAACGTTAAGAGCGTCCCAGTCATATTCTTTGGCAATGATTCTAAAATCTATATCGGTTATGGTGATCTCGAAATGTTCAGCAGACAGCAGACGGCCATTGTCGTTAATGTATCCTTCACAATGCCGAACTTTTGCAAGGGGGATATATGGAAACCCCCACCACTTAAAGCGCTGGCGCAAACCTTTCACTTGCAAGCGCATCAAGCACGCTTTGCCGTGCCTCATACAATGCATCAAACGCCCTACGGTAGCCGGTTCCTGCCTAAATGGAGTCATAGGAAAATAACATTCACATTGTACGGCAGGGTATGCGCTCGACATATCCACGGAACCGACGTTCTCCAAATGGAGACCTACATAATACCGATTCGCATGGGTGTCACCGCCCCGGAAAGCCTCCCGCAACATTTGATATAAATCCCAGGAGGGAAGAAGCCGCTTGACACGTTTAATGCCCCATTGATACATCGCTTCTCGAGCCATCCGCCGGACATAACCGGTTCGCGTTAACGGCAGAGTGTACAGGTCATCGCCGTCTCGGTGCATCTCAATTAACAGACACTCCACAATGCACCTGACATCATTGATACAGTACGCTAATTCTGTAGACGTTAAGGGAGTCCATGGGTACCGAACTTTTGAATAATCAAGTGCCCCGGTTAATTTTGCATGAGGTGCCCCCAGCTGTTTGCCCCAGGCATCAAGGGACAAATTGCTGTGCCTCATACTACAACGGTACTCAATGGCGCGATTGTCGCATTTTAAGACCCTACGGGGTTTGCTGGCGAACACATCACCCGGGCCAAAATCCAGAACACCCGACAAATATTGAAATTCATGTGCAAGATTATGAACGTACATGCACAAATACCAATCACCCTGCGGGCCGCTGTTTGCTTGCAAATAGTCGCTGATCGCTCCCGTAAAGTTCAGCCACTCGTCCCACGTCCTACCGATAATGGTTATATCCAGACCGAGTTGACACTGCCAAATATACATTATGGTATGGGGATCGTCGTCCGCATCAACACATACTCGGCTAGTCTCAATATCAAACGCACACGGCATATTCACATATAAGCGCTTTTTGTTCGTTTTGCGTTTCTTGCCTTTTGTGTGTTTGCGGTCTAAATGCTCCATAAGCCACGGTACAGGGTCGTATTTACAAGCCTCCGCCAAAACCTCCGCGCAGGTCGGCGGAACTGCTTCCATCGCTGTAGTCCCATTCGGTACCATAACTAACCTCACCTTGTTGCCACTTTACAAAATCGTCAATACTTACATTATAACCGCCTTTTTCGCGCCAATACATAACGGGTTGGTCAGACGGATAATAATAGACGCCCGATGCTTTCACGATCTCCCACCATTCCGACAGGGCCGTGTACTGATCCTCGGGCACGTCGGCTACATCAATACCGCCAACTTTCATTTTTTGCGTGAATTCTTCACGCGCACCGCCAACGGTGGAACCTTTAGAACGCACAAAACGCGCTACATCTGCGAGCGCCTGTTCCAATGCTTTGCGGTCTCCGCGCATTGCCTTCAGAGTCAGGAAACCTCCGGCAAATTCTTTATAAACATCGCTGGTGCCGCTGATAGGGTCCGCGGATAGGCGCTTAATACGCTTCTGCGCAATGTCGCGCAGTCGAGTGTATTCTTTGCGCATCTGATTATCTGGCCAAGACTCCAAGGCATAGGGGGTATACAGCTCGGCACTGTATTTAAGGGTCGCACTTGCTTTAGCTGCGCCTACTGCCATGTTTCTTGCGCTCCTTTCTATCTAAAATCATATAATACCAGTCCAGAGGGTCCGCTTCGATGCCCAACCCGTTGAAAATGATTTTGGCCCATTCAGAGCGGAAAAAATCAACATCTTTGGTTGCGACTCCACTATATACAATAGTAGAGGCAAGATATATCATGGAGTCGTCGCAGTTCAGCAAGGATACTCTGTTATCTTTACTTTTCATGGGGCCTCCTATAATAAATATGGCCGCCGCATGTGCGGCGGCCATTGGTTAGATCAAACCAGGTTCAAAGACAAAACCTGGCCTTTTTTGGTGCTGATGAGAACTGGCTTGATATTAACCGGCTCTGTCCAGGTGTCAGGCGTTCCGAGCAAGGTGAACATCCGCTTCAGCGACTGATAAACACCGACGGAAACACAGGAATAGGACTGCCCGTCCTCGGTAATGAGGACAATTCGAGGAGCAATCGTTTTGCCCTCGGGGGCGTCGTCCTTGGTGACCTCGACGCACTCCACCGACACATGAACCAGCGACAGCACCTCGTTAACGTGCTCCTTCAGCTTGTTGACAGGGTTGCTCGTTGCATTGTAGAATGCAACTGCGGCAGAGCGGTCAGAGAGATTCATATCGGTGTACCCGACACCGGTATTCATTACATCGGACACCATCATGGCACCATTGTTTTCGGACTTCATCATTGCTTCAGACATAATATAACTCCTTTCATTATGTGCCCTGTCATTATCAATACCGGGCGGGCGGTCCCGGTAGACGGCCCGGAGGCCGTTTCGACTTTTATTTGTTGAGGTACTCACGGTAGCAGGATTCAACCGCATCGCGGACCATGGCAGCACTCTGGTACATGAGCTGGGACGACAGGCAGGTGTTCTTGTTTGCCTCCAGTGTTCTCACTTGCTCATTGCAATGTATGAGAGCTTGCTTGAATCCGGCCAACCATGCACGATCATTGGAAGTCCTATATCTGTCGTCGGGTTCCTCATATTCGCAACAAGTCATCGTGCCATCGGGGTGTATCTCGATGATGAATTTACGCATTTCCATTTGTAGAGTCTCCCTTCTGCCATCCAAACATAATCATTGCAAGACTGACAAGTACCTTAATACTGTCGATGATGTCATCCTCGGTCAGTTTTTGCAGGTTCTCACCATCAAGAGTAATGTCACCATCGGTAAAAGTGATTTTAATCATGACTTCTTTTTTCATTGGAGCACCCCCTTTTCTTGTTTCATTGTCTATATTATACCATACACTATATTGTATATGTTGCTATTTACATTGTAAAAATTGCTGTACTCCCCTACCCTACCGAGTGCAGAGGGAGGGATTTCTCTTATAGGTATGTTAGCAATGACTAACTACTATATTTTCTTATAGGTATGTTAGCAATGACTAACTACTATATATAGGTATGTTAGCAATGACTAACTACTATATAGGTGTGTTAGCAATGACTAACTACTATATATAGGTATGTTAGCAATGACTAACTACTAT